GTTGACCGCAGGCCGCGCACCCGCAGGATAATCGGCGTCTGCCCCGAATGCGGACGTGAAATCCAAGCCGCCAAAAACGAAACCCTACGACTCTGCAAATGCGGCAACCCCATCAACGTGGCCGAACTGCGCGAGCAGAGCCGCGACAAGGCCGAAGCCATCCACCTGACCAAAACCCCGGCAGGCATGAGCCAATGGCTGCGCGAAAACTACGGGTACGAGGTCAGCCGCAAGACCATCACCGACGCATTGCGCCGCGGCAAACTACCCAGCAGCAAACCCATCGAAGACGGTTACTGGGAGTTCAACATCCGCGAAATCGTGGCCTTCGCCGTGTCCAAGACTCGACATTAAAACGACATCCAAAACACCTGACACGCGAAACACAAAACCCAAGCGGGAGTAGGCTGCCGCCACCCCGTGGTATACTCCGTATCAGGATTAGTGTGGAAGCCTCTGAATCAACCGGTTCAGGGGCTTTACTCATATCCACCCAATGGTCATGTGCCATGGCAATCAACCGGCATGACCGCCTATGCGCGTAGCTCAGCAGGTAGAGCGGCGGTCTCCAAAACCGCAGGTCGTTGGATCGAAGCCAACCGCGCATGCCACGGCTTGCGTACGGTAGAGGACTAACCGGCCATCGCAGTGATTGCGACGGCGTGGTCAAAACAGACTAACCATGTCGGGCCACCGCGAATTCGAATCTCGCCCAAGCCACTTACTCTTCAACGATTGCGGGGTGACAGCAACATGGTCAGCTACAGCCGCCAAGTCCGCAAAGGCGGAAGACAATTCGAGAAAGACCGCAAGAAATTCTTCCTCGAATGCAAGGCCGAACACCGTCCATGCTGGCTCTGCGGAATGCCCATCGACTACGACACACCACAGAACACCACAGACGACAGCTTTAACCTCGACCACTTCTACCCGGTGACCAAACGCCCCGATCTGCAGCACGACCCGGCCGGCTTCAGGCCAAGCCACACGCAATGCAACAACCTTCGGGGCAACAAAGACCCAGCCACACCAATCGGCACACTCAGCAGACAATGGATCAAAGCAGCATAGGAGCTAAAACATGGACACCCACGAACCAATCAAGACATTCAACGGCCAAACAGTCCACGAAACAACCATACCAATCACACTCCACATCAGCGCCAGCCTATCCAGCAGCAGCACCAACTATGACCTAGGCGAGATGGAAGTAGACATGCCAATCAACCTCGAGCCAACAGCCTCAGCAGACGGCACCAACGCATTCGTCGAAGCATTCCAAGCCTGACCAGCCACCCGGAGGGGGGCGGTAGAATCCCAAAACCAGCCATCGACGGGACACGACCCGCATGGCCGCTCTTCCTCTCCCTCCGAAAGTTTTCCGATATTCGAACCGGGGTCGCGCGCGCGAGGCGATTGCGAATGTACTGCACTTGTATTGCGAGGTGATGATGATGACAGCAGGAAAGTCGAAATCCGAACGCTTCCCGACCGAATCGGTGTCCGACGCATTGGAGCGTTCGCTGCGCAACGCGAAGCACCTACGCGCCAAGGACGCGGCCACCGTCGCCGCCGCTCGCGCTCTGGCTTGGAAGATTGACCATTGGGATGAGCTTGCCGAGCAGGCTATATCTGATGCTGAAGTGAAGGGTAAGGGCGCGCGTCCGGCCGTACCCCTGAACGACAATACGTCGATTCCGACTTTTCTCAAATACTGCGCGGCTCTGGGTCTGACCCCCGAAGAGGAGAAGCCGGCGAAAACCGTTCGCGCTAAATCCGTCAACGCTGAGGAGACTCCGGTCGCCGACGAGCTTGAGGAGTATCTGGCGAAAATCAGCTAAACGGGAGGCGTCATGGGCATCGGTGAAATCAATGACGACGCCCACGGCATCACCACTCCCCGCATATTCACTCCCCCGCTGCGCGAATTGACGCCGGAAACGTCGAACGGGTTCGCGGTCATCGAATTCGCCGAAAAGTTCCTCCACGTGCATCTCTACCCGTGGCAGAAATGGCTGCTGATCCACGGACTCGAGCTTCTGCCGGACGGCTCATACCGGTTCCGCCGCGTGGTGACCGAGGTTGCACGTCAGAACGGCAAGACCACGGTTATGAGCGTGCTGGTCGCATGGTGGCTGTTCATCGACTCCACTCGACACCCGGACTTGTCGCCGGCGTGGAAGTTTCTCGTGGTCGGTGCCGCGCAGACGCTGGATAACGCGCGCGCCCCATATCAGGCCGTTTTGAACTGGTGTAATCCGAATCCGGCGTCCGAAGGCGAGGCCGCTCTTGCGGTTCCGGTTTTGCAAAAACGTGTGCAGCGCGTCAACAATTCGCATGGCGAGGAAGCGATCATCTGCCGGAACAAGGCGCAGTACATCGTGCGCGCCGACAAGAACATCCGTTCCAAGAGCGCCAGCCGCGTCGTGTTCGACGAGCTGCGAGAGCAGCATACCGATGACGGCTGGAACGCGGTATCGCAGACCACGAAGGCCATCTGGTCCAGCCAGTTGTGGGGAATCTCGAACGCCGGCGACTATCGCAGCGTCGTGCTGCGCCGAGTCGTAGACGAAGGGCGTGCCCTGGCGGATTCGTGGAACGCTTCGGTCGAAACCGGCAAGCAGTCGCCGGACGAATGGGCCGAGGAACACGACCCATCCTACGGGTATTTCGAATGGTCTGCTCCGGATAAATGCGAGCTGGACGATCTCGACGGCATACGTCAGGCGAACCCCTCCATGGGGTACGGGCCGATGACGTATCGTAGCATCTCGGCCGATATCAACGGTATGACCGAGGCCGCGTACCGTACCGAGGTTTTGTGCCAGTGGGTGACGGCGGATATCACGCCGTATATCAATCCGAAATTGTGGAAGCGTGGCATCGATGCGAAGTCCTGTATCCCAGATGACGGGCGCGTGGTGCTCTCCGTGGACACCAGCGCGGACCGTGAAACCACGTATATCGCCGCCGCAGGCTACCGCGAGGATGGTCTGCCGCACGTCGAACTGATCGTGCGCCGCGACGGCATGCTCTGGGTGCCGAAATACCTCAAAATGCTTCGCGATGCATGGCCGAACATCCATGAAATCGCCGTGCAATCCAAGGGCTGCCCGGCGGTGGACTTCGCGGATCCGCTCGCGGAGGCCGGTTGGACTGTGCATCTCATCGAGGGCTTCCGCATGGGAGCCGCGACCGGCCGTTTCCGTGACCGGGTGAAGGAAAACAAGCTCCGTCATCTCCCTCAGCCGGCCATCGAACAGCAGGTGGGTGTGGCCGTGACCCGCCGATTGGGTGAGGTCGAGGTGTGGGACCGCAACCAGAGCGCGATGCATATTTCCGGCCTCATCGCCGAAAGTCAGGCATTGTACGCGCTCGAGACGATGAGCGGCGAGCCAGAGAAACCGAAATACGAGCCCTCGCAAGGCGTGAGGGTCAGATTCTAGATTCTTCACAACAAAGAGGGGAGTATTGATGGGATTCCTTGACCGGCTCCTCCACAATAACGCAGCAGCTATCGGCATGAAGATGGCCGAGGCAGACGCACATCCGACGCCAGCGACAAGCATTCCACTCACCAACGGCGACAGTTGGCCGTCCGACATGGACTTTTACGGGTACGCGTCCGGCGCGTATTGCCGCGAGTATGCGGTGCGTGTCGTGGTGGACTTCATCACCCGCAACATCGCCTCGCTGCCATTCAAGGTGTATCGGAAGAACGCCGATGGGGATGCCGAGGAAGTCTCCGACGGCGCTCTTGCCGCTTTGATGAAGCGGCCTTCTCCTCTTCCTGGAATGACCCGCTACCGTTTCATCAGCATGCTGCTTCGTGACATGCTGCTCGATGACCGGTGGCTCATGCTCCTAGGCGTGAACGGTGGACGTTTCACACTCAGGCGCATACCGTCGGACTGCTATCAGCTTTCCGGCAACGCTTTCGGCGAGATTACCGGCGTGAATCTGCTGACGATGGACAGTCAGCAGGCCATGCATTTCGATCTGCCTGATCCTCGCGTGCATTTGGACGTCGGCTTCATCTCCGGCCTCCAGTTCGGCGATAGTGTGACCAACGTGCTTCGTCCGCTTTTGGCGGAGGCGAAGGCGATGGCCAATTACCGGCGTGGCATCGCCAAGAACGGCATGCAGGCCGGAGGCTACGTCTTCCGTCCGAAGGAGATGCCGTGGCTGTCGCAGGAGGATTACGACGATTTCACCAATGGATTGCGTAATTTCATTCAGAATGGTGGACGTGAGGGTGGCTGGCCTGTCCTGAAGGACGGCATGGAGATGCGTCCGCTGGACAACGTCTTCAAACCGGTGGACGTGAACGATTTGGAGGCGCGCGACCGTATCAATATCGCGGTGTGCAATGCCTTCCAGATTTCGCCGGAAAACGTCGGCTTCCGAACCGGCACCAATTCCAACATCAGCGCGTTCAAAGAGCAATTGTGGAATGTTGAGCTGATGCCATACATCGTGGCATTGGAAGAGGCGCTGAATCTGAGCCTTCCCGAGGCCGTGGGCGAGCCTGACTGCTACATCAAGGCCAACGTTGACGCGAAACTACGTGGAACCACGTCCGAACAGTATCAGGCGCTTTCCACGGCTACCGGACGTCCTTTCATGACCACGAATCAGGCGCGTCAGATTCTGGACATGCCGCGCGTGCCAGGTGGCGACCAGCTCATCACGCCATTGAATGTGAGCGAGGGCGGCCAGCCCAGCCCGCAAGACGGCGGCAAGACGCAGAACGCGCAGGAGAACAATCCGGTCAACGGCGAGGATGCCAAGGCGATGCTCGCCGAATTCAAACGGCTTTACCGGTATGACGCGCAATTCCGCATGGAGTGGGACGCGCTCACCAAGGAGGAAACATCATGAGGCTTGATTTCAAGGGCTTCGAGCTGAAATCCCTTGATGACAGTCAAGGCGAGGGAGTGTTCAGCGGCTACGCCAGCACGTGGGACAAGGATTTGTACGATGACGTGATCGTCAAGGGCGCTTTCGCTGGCACGTTGGAGAAGGATTACGGCGGCACTGGCGCTGGCATCCCGATTCATTGGCAGCACAAGGACGACAAGCCGACCGACATCATAGGCGAGACGTTGAGCGCCGTGGAGGACGAGCACGGATTGCTCGTCACGGCGCGTCTTGACCTTGACCTGCCGGAAGGCAAGCGCGCCTATGAGCTTCTGCAGCGTGGCCTCATCCATCAGATGAGCATTGGCTTCATCGCCGAGGAGACTGCTTTCGTGCAGGACGGCAAGAGCGCTTGGGACGGCTACCGTGAAATCCGCCAGGTGAAGCTCTTTGAAATCTCCCTCGTGCAGGTTGCCGCGAATCAGGGGGCCGAGGTGCTTGAGGTGAAAAGCGGACGCGCGATCAGCGCTTCCAACGAGAGCAAGCTTCGTGCCGCGTTGGACAGTCTGCACGAGGTCTTGGATGGCATCGATTCCGACAACAAGAAGCCGGACGACGACACCGATGACTCCACGGATGATTCCAGCGACCAGCCGGACGATTCCACGGATGACACGAAGAAGAAAGACCAGAAAAGCTTTGGCCCGCAGTGGGTCGAGGAATACAAGACCATCAGCGACTTCTTCTCGCTGGAACATTAACCGAAAGGAGTGCCATGAATCTCATGGACAAGCTCGCCGCCGAGAAGAAGGCGGCACAGTCCATCCTCGCCAAGGGAATGGACAATATCACCGAAAACGAGCAGGAGGAGCTGAAGCAGCATTACGCCGAGGCGAAGAAGCTGCAGGAGCGCATCGACCTGTTCAAGGAGGCCGGCGAAGGACTCGACAAGCTCGCCGGCACGTCCAAGACCGAGCACAAGGGCGTCGAGGCGCAGACCCTCGGCGACTTCTACGTCAAGTCCCTGCAGGAGAAGGGGTTGAGCGTGCTCGCCACCAAGGGAGGCCTGTTCTCCACTCCGGAATTCAAGGCCGCTTCCGACACTCAGGCCACAGGCGGAGCGTCCGGAGCCTACGCGCCGTATCTCACCCAGACCGACCTGGCCGGCGTATGGCCGTATGAGCGTCCGCTCGTCATCGCCGACCTGTTCGCATCCGGCGCCATGAGCGGCACCACCATCAAATACCCGGTGTACGGCTCCCTCGAAGGCAACGCCAACACCGTCACCGAGGGCGGGCAGAAGCCGCAGATCCACCTTCCGGACCCGACTTGGGTGTCCGACAGCCTGCACGAGGTCGCGGCATGGTGGAAGATCACCGACGACATGGCCGACGACCTGCCGTTCATCGTGTCCGAGATCAACCAGCACGCCCAGTACAACCTGAAGCTGCAGGAGGAGATTCAGCTCCTGTCCGGCAACGGCACCGACCCGAATCTCAAGGGCCTTCTGAACCGCGAAATCCAGACCAAGGCGCAGGCCAACGATTCCGACCCCGACCGCATCTTCGCGGCCACCACGGATATCGCCACCGCGACGGGCTTCTCCGCCGACGCCGTGGTCATCAATCCTGCCGACTATCAGGCAATCCGCCTGTCCAAGGACGCGAACGGCCAGTACTTCGGCGGCGGCTTCTTCGCCGGACAGTACGGCAACGGCGGCATCATGCAGAACCCGCCGCTGTGGGGCCTGCGCACCGTCGTCACCGAGGCGATGACCAAGGGCACCGTGCTCGTCGGCGCGTTCAAGGCCGGCGGCACCATCTACCGCAAGGGCGGTCTGACCGTCGAATCCACCAACAGCCACGAGAACGACTTCACCAACGACAAGATCACGTTCCGAGTCAAGGAACGCCTCACCCTGCAGGTCAAGTACCCGAAGGCGTTTGTCAAGGTGACGCTCGGCAAGGCCGCTAAGTGAGGTGACCGGCTGTGAAGCAGTATCGACTTGTCGATGCGGCCAAGGCCGCCGTTGACGCCTCGGTGTTTATCGAGGATGTGCTTTTCGTGAATGACAAGGACAAGCCGGTGAACGTCACCGGTGGTTCCACTTCCACGCCGTATGTGCTTCCCGCTGCCGCTGAGAACACTCTTGGTGGCGTGAAGCTGGCGAATGTCGCGATCTCCGGCACCGCGAACGCCTCCGTTGCGGTTGCGGCTTCCACCGCTCCGACGAAGGCGGAGTACAACGCGCTCGTTGGCGCTTACAACGATTTGGCGCAGCGTGTCAATGCTCTTGTGGCTGGTCTTGTGGCTGCCGGTGTTGTGAAGACGAGCTGAGATTGGAGGTCGGCATGAGTGATGAAGCGAATGTGATTCCTGACATGATTGCCGACCCTTCGGCGTTCGAGGATGACGCGCGGTTTCGGCTTCGTGCCGCGCAGGCGGCCATCCGCCGCGAATGCGGTTGGCATGTCATGCCGAACGTGGCCTTGACGGGAGTGCTGAACACTCGTGGTGGCACGGTGATTCGGCTGCCCGCACGTCATGTGACGAGCATCGAATCATTGACCGACCGCGACGGCAACAAGCTGGCCTACGCCTACGATCCCGAGACCGGGCTTGTGGAGTCGCTTTCGGGCGGCTTCCCGGCCGGCATTGCGGCCATCCGCTACGCGATCCACGCCGGATATGATGACGCGCCGGACGTGCAGTCGGTGCTCATCAGCGCCGCGAAGCGTGCGGGCATGAGCCCGGTCGGGCTCGTCACCTCGCAGTCCACCAACGGCTCCAGCGCGAGCTACGACGTTGTGTCGCTCATGCAGGCGGAGAAGGACAAGCTCAAACCCTACAGGCTTGGAGGATTGCCATGAGCCTGCTTGACGACATGAATGCCGGTGGCGGCGCTTTCGCCATGGCTGGTGTCACGCGCTTCATCCGACTGCGTGCCAAACGCAAGGCCAACCCGTACAATCCGGCGCAGCACGAGCCGGACTGGAGCGTGCCTCCGGACGAGCTCGCCATCATGGGCGCGCTCTCATCCAGTTCCAGCACGCGCACGCCGGACACGCTCGACACACAAACCGCATCAACGGCGTACCTCACCATCCCAGACCCGGACGCCGACATCAGAATCGGCGACCGGATTCGCGCAGACCCCGACGACGGACGATTGTGGGACGTCGACGGATTCCCCTCGAAGGATGTGAACGCGTTCACCGGATGGCGTCCGACCTTGGAATGCCGTCTGACGGAAAGAAAGGGCTGAACAAATGGCGAAAAGCAGGATATCGGTCGACTTCAACCCGAAGTTTTTCGACGAGATCCTCAACAGCGCGGGAGTCAAGGCGCTCACCACGCTGGCCGCGAACAGGGCACTCGCCTACGCGAAGGCGTCCGCTCCGGTCGAAACCGGCGCATACCGCGACGGACTTGGCATAGAGGAGGTCAAAAGGGAGCACCGAACGACCGTCATGGTCGTCGGCCACGACCCGAAGACCCTGCTCGTGGAATCGAAGACCGGCAATCTGGCCAAGGCTTTGAGGAAGGCGAAGGTCTGATGGCAAGCGTCATCCCACCAGACCTCGAACTGTTCCTCACCGGATGGCTGCGCTCCAACATCACGGACGTCGCAGGCCTGCAGGCCGGAAACCGCATCCCGGACGATTACGACGGCTCCTATCCGCTCGTGGTCGTGCGTGATGACGGCGGCACGCAATCCGCCGACCGCGTGACGTTCGACAGGTCGATAGGCGTCAACGTGCTCGGATGGACGCGCAACGACACGAAACCATGCCGCGATCTGGCGGCCCGCGTGTACGGCGTGCTGACCGGCGAGCCCGGCATCCTCATCGGATTCGCCGAAGGCAGCCGCATCTGCGCCGTCGTGTCTGACGGATGCAACGGCCCGTACCCGGTCGGCGAGGACGCGGCATGGTGCCGCTACTACATGACCGTCGAATATTCGACGGCCGGAATCAGACAACCATAAGGAAGGAATCACCATGGCCAAAGACAGTCAGGGCATGGATCTGGGACAGGTGGAGGCGCTCGTCACCGCCGCCATCATGATCGTCCCGTACTCCACCAAAAACAGAATCACGCCGGAGATGATCGCACCCAGCAAGGCGACGACGGAGCTTCCGGCCGCCTACAATCGGTCGACCGCGTGCATCGGACTCGTCAAGTCCGACGGCGGCAATCAGGATTCGCGCGACGGCGACGACCCGCTGGAGTTTTTGCAGGACGGGTACAAGAAGCTGCCGTTGGCGACCAGCCTCACGCAGACTTTCAGCCCGGCCGAAAACAACGCGTTGACACGCAAGATCACCATCGGCGAGCCGGACTCCAATGGCGTCTACCACGTGGCCGACATCATCCAGGATGCGAAATGGATGGTGTACGAGGAGGAGACGTTCGACACCGGGCGCGTCCACCGTCGCGCCGGCGTCATGCAGGTCACCGGCAACGAACCGGACCAGCAGGAGCGTGGCTCGGTCACAGGCCGCGAGCTCACCGTCGAATGGATGAAGGACCAGCTGTACGTGGACCCTGAGCATCCGAACACGCGTTGGATCGAAAGCTGGTACGACCCAAAAGCGTGACGGCGGTGGCCGTGACTTCGGCTGACGGCAATACGAGGCCGTCGGTCGTCCAAGGCGCGAAGCTCGCGCTCAAGGCCGTCGCCACCCATGTGGACCAGACCACCGTGGACGTGACCGGACAGGCCACGTTCACATCCAAGGATACCGGCGTGGCGACCGTCGATGGCGGCATGCTCACCGCCGTCAAGGCCGGAAGCGCGAGGATCAACGCCACGTATGACGGCGTGACCTCACCCGATCTGACGGTCACTGTCACCGCACATGCCGCCTGACCGGCAGGCGAAAATCTTCCCGGACCGCCTATCTCGCCTGTCTGCGCGGTCCGGGAACCCTTTTTTACCGCAGGCAGGCGAAAAGCAGATAGGACAAGACAATGACTTCCACTTCCACCGACTTCAAGCCGACCGTCGAGGATTTCGACCAGTGGACGGAAAAAAACGACGAGGAGGCGTTCGCCTCCATCGCGCAAAACTACAAGGTGCGCCACATCATCAAGGGCGATGTGTATTGGGCGCTCGTGCCCGGCGGACGCACGTACAAGCTCCCATTGTCGATGAGCATCGACGATTTCACCAGACTGTCGAACACGTCCGATGACACGGAAAGCGTGGAACAGCTCAAACGTATTCTGGGCGCCTTCGCAGGCGACAAGCAGGCGAAAGCGCTGAACGGCGAACCGGTGCAGGTCGTGTTCAATCTCCTGTCCGACTATGGCGACGCGGTGGTTCGCGCGCAGGGTGCCTCACTGGGAAAATCCAATGGTTCTCCCGCCAGCTCGCCGACCACGGGAGCGTGATCCGAGCCGATTTCACGGCGCGTGGGTGGAGTCTGCAGGCCGATCTTGGCGGCAGGCTCCGCTACGGCGACGCGATAGCGCTCCTCGAACAGCTCGTCGGCGATCCGTCGACCTACACGGGCGCGGAGCTCAACGGCTTGGATTATCCGGCCCGGTGGGGTGAGATACCGGTCGTCTACGCGCTTGGCAGCGACGAGTATCCGAAACCTTTCGATTCGCTTGCGAAACGATTGCTGGCGGACAGGGAGAAGGCCGAGCGTGAGCGGCTGCGCGAACAGACCAGGGGCATGAGCCCGGTATTCCAGACGCTCTACGAGGACTGATTTGGACAAAACTGAATAGTGGAGGTGCCGCATGGCGTTCGGCAGCGAACTCGGTTCCGCGCACATCAGCGTTTTCCCTTCGATGAGGGGTTTTCGCAGTGCGGTCAACAAGGAGGTCGGCGCGAGTGGCAAGGCCGCGTCGAAGGCTTTCGATTCGAGCATGAACGGCGGCAAGAGCGGCGGACTGTTCGGACGCGCGTTCAAAAACGGTTTCAGGCAGTCGGCGAACGATTTCAGCGTTGATGTAATGAAATCCTACGAGCGTGACGTGGCGAAATCCACGGCCGCATACCGTCAGGCCATGCTCCAGCAGGAGTCGGCGGCGAATCAGGTGCGTGCCGCCGAGGAGGGCGTCGCCAATGCCATTGCCAAGCATGGCGAGGGCAGCACGCAGGCCGAGGCCGCGACCATCAGGCTCGAACAGGCGCGGCTGAAGCTGTCCACCATGACCGACCGGGCAACGCAGTCCGAGAACCGGTTGAAGGATGCGCAGAAGGCGCTCAAGGACGCGCAGGACAATCTCGCCGCCAGCAGCGAGAAGACAGCCGGTTCGCTCGGAGCGGCGTTCAGAAACCTCGGCAGGGCGATGGCCGCCCCGGCGTTGGGTGCGATCGAGAAAGTGCGCGCCGGCTGGGCGAACGCCGACATGGCCATGCTCGACGGGGCGGGCGTGTTCGGCAAGATCGGCGGCATCGCCCGCGGCGCGTTCGACCAGGTTGCCTCGAAGGCGTCCGCGTTGGGAGGCAAGGTCGCCAGCCCCTTCAAACAGGGCGCGGCCATCGCCCGACAGTTCGGCGACGACCTGTCCTACGGGCTCGGCCAGCGCATCAACGGCATCGCCGCGAAGATTCCCGCACCATTTAAGAATGCCGTGGGCAGCATAGGCGGTTATTTCCGCAACGTCGGATCGGCGGCGAGCGGAGTGTTCTCAGGCATGTCCGGCGTCGCCAGCTCCGTGGCCTCACGGATGGCCGGAGCGTTGAAGGGCGGAGCCGACGCCGCGTGGAATGCGATCAGCTCCATGTCCGGCAAGGCCGTAGGCGCGTTGAAGGGCGTCGCCACGGTCGGACTGGCAGGCGTAGGCACCGCCGTCGCGGCTTTGGCCGGCGTCGGCAAGAGCGCTCTCGACGCATACGCGACCTACGAGCAGGCCGTCGGCGGCGTGGACACGCTGTTCAAGGACGCTTCGGGAACCGTGCAGAAGTACGCTGCGGAAGCGTACCGGACAGCCGGAGTGAGCGCCAACGAGTACATGACGCAGGTCACGAGCTTTTCCGCCTCGCTGATCAGCTCGCTCGGCGGCGACACCGCGAAGGCCGCGGAACTCGGCAACACCGCCATGGTCGACATGTCGGACAACGCCAACAAGATGGGCACCGACATCGAGTCCATCCAACAGACCTACCAGAGTCTGGCGCGCGGCAACTACGCCATGCTCGACAACCTGAAGCTCGGATACGGCGGTACCAAATCCGAGATGGAGCGTCTTATCCAAGACGCGAACAAAGTCAAGCAGGCGAACGGAGAGATGGGCGACCTGTCCATCGACAAGTTCTCCGACGTGGTGCAGGCCATCCACATCATGCAGCAGCAGATGGGCATCAGCGGCACCACCGCCAAGGAGGCCGCGACAACCATCGAGGGCTCCATCGGCATGATGAAGGCCGCATGGCAGAACTGGCTCGCCGAACTCGGCAAGGACAATGCCGACATCAACGGATTGACCAAGCAGCTGGTAGACTCGGTCGGCACGGTCATCCAGAACGTGGGTCCGCGCATCGCGCAGATCATCACCGGCATCACCGCCGCACTGCCGCAACTGTTCTCCTCATTGGGCGGCACCCTGCCGGCACTGGTCATGCAGATCCTTCCGCCCGTGCTCGGAGCGTTGGGACAGCTCGGCACCATGGTCATCACCGGCGCGACCACGTGGATTCAGACCGGACTGCCACAGCTGCTCACACAATTCCAGACATGGGTCACCGCCACGCTGCCCACGTTCCTGCAGACCGGACTGACCATGGTCACCACGCTCCTGCAGGGCGTCGTCAACGCCATCCCGCAGATCATAACCACCGCGACGACCGTGATCACGACCCTGTTCAACGGACTGGCGGCTCAGCTCCCGCAGCTCGTGCCCATCGGATTCAACGCCGTGCTCAACGTGGTCCAGGGCCTGCTCGACAACCTCCCGCAGATCATCGACACCGGACTGAAACTGCTCGAGGGACTCGCCGAAGGCTTCGCCAACGCGTTGCCGAACCTGATCTCGAAGATCCCGACGATGATCGTCCAGCTCGTCTCCACGATCTACTCGCACCTCCCGCAGATCATCCAGACCGGCGTCAGCATTCTGTCATCCCTGGCCCAGGGCTTCGTTTCCGCGATCCCGCAGCTGATCGGCCAGATACCGGGCATCATCAGCCAGGTCTGGAACGCTTTCACCAGCGTGAACTGGCTCGACGTCGGCATCAACATCATCAAAGGAATCGCCTCCGGTGTGGCGAACGCCGCATGGAGCCTCGTACAGGCCGCGGCCGATGCCGTGGGCAACGCGTTGAACTGGGTTAAACGCAAGCTTGGCATCCATTCTCCGTCTCGAGTGTTCCGCGATCAGGTCGGTGAGATGATCGGCGAGGGCATGGCCGTCGGCATCGACGAGAGCGCTTCGAAGGTGAGGAAGGCGGCTGGAAGGCTGACTGGCATCCTGCCGTCGCAGGACGCCTCGTATTCCGTCGGCGTAGCCAACGCCTCGCGTGGCGTTAACGCCGCAGCCTACGGCAATGGTGGGAGCGTGACGAACATCACGCAGACGTTCAACTATCCGGCCATAGCGCCGACGTCGATAAGCACGCAGCAGAAGCTGCAGACAGCGGCCATGCCGCAATGGTAATCGGAAGGAATCCGAATGAAGGTCAGCTATTCGCTCAACGGCCAGCCGCTCGACTCCGAACGGATGCGCGTGCTTGTCGGCACTACGCATTACACGTCTCTGTCGCCGATCGTCGACACGGTGCAGGTGAGCGGACGCAACGGCGTCATCGTAGGCTCCTCGATTCCGGTGCTGGACGCGCCGGAGCTGACAATCAAGGTCGCGGCGTGGGGCGCGGATTCCGATGCGCTGATCTCGCGTTTCCGCGCCCGGTGCCTGCATGCCGCGAAGCTCACGATAGGTAAGACGGAGACCTTGGATGACGGCAGTTCGCGCAGCATGATCACGAGAGCGGTGTGCACGAGCTGCGAGCCGGACGATGACGAACGCCCGTTCCGTGACCTGCGCGTCATGACCGCCGTGTTCCAACTGCCGGACGTGTATTGGCGTGGCGAGTTGTGGCAGGAGAAGGTCCTTCCCGCGACTGGTGGTCTTCTGCTGGCCGGCGGCGTCAAGCCCAGCACCCAGAAGTATTGGACGAGGTGGAAAGGCGAGAAGAACAATTCGCCGTCCATGCTCGCGGACTTCTACACCTACTGGCAGGGAACGCCGAACAACAGTCCGAGCATCTTGGTGCCGCTCTCCGAGGGAATTCCCGAGGGCTGGCTTTCCGACGCGCCGATCACCACGCTGGTGCTCCGTTTCGGCGCGGTCACTGGTGTGACCATTTCGGATCCGGTGAGTGGCACGAATCTCATGTGGGGCGGCCAGCGTGACGCCTCACGACCTTACCTCTTCGTCGATGTGGCCAACCGCAAGGCGTGGACGGCGGCCAATGCCGACGCATGGTCCGGTGGTACGGATGCGTCGAATGGCGTCGACTGGACCACCGAACCGTTGCAGGTGTGGCCCGCGATCGATTCCGGCGACTATCGGCTCGATATCAGACAGACCGGCGGCGCCGACAAGGTGACATGCCGGTTTTTGCAATCATGGGAGTAGTTAATCATGGGCAAGTCTTTGCATGCTCGTCTGGTGGCATACAGGCCGTTCGGCGCGCGTATCGGCGTATTGGCGGAGCCGGTGAGCTTCAGCGCGTCGATGCTCCACGATGATGATGGTGCGATCAGCATCGAATATTCGATGTTGTCCGGTGACGCCCAGGCGTTCGACAGAGAGCTTACCGATGGTCTTGAGGTGGCCGTGGAGGTGTCGGACGGCAACGGTTATCGTGAGCCGGATAATGCACGCTATGTCATCACTGGGCGCAGCGGCAAGACGGACGACCGTACCAAGACCGTCACCTATTCCGGCCAGTCGATCAGCTGGCTGCTGTCAAAGGCGGAGAACAACGATTCCAGCCATCTGCTCGCGGACGGCGACAACAAGGGCAAGAGGCCCTTCTATTCGTCGAATCCGGGTGTGATCCTCAAGACGCTGTTGGACGAGAACAAGGCGCGTGGCGGCGTGGCCACCGGCCTGTCGCTTGGCTTCGATACGGCGAGGGACGCGGGCGGCGCGGCGTGGGCGAGGAAGTACACGCTTTACTATTCCTTGGGCACCGACCTGCAGGCCATTCTCAGCTCGCTGGTCAACGGCGGCGGCTGCGACTGGCGCACCAGCGGGCGCACGTTGAAAATGTGGAACGCCGACAGCACGGCATTGAGCCGTGACCTGAGCGAGAGCGTCGTGCTCCAGCTTGCTCGCGATATCAGCGAGGCACCATACGAGGAAAGCATCAGCGATCTCGCGTCCACCATCCTCGTCGAGGGTGACAATAATCTGCTTTTCCGCATGGATAATCCGGCTGCTCCGACCCCGTGGGGCAAGTGGGAATCCTATAGCTCGCAGGGCGGCGTGTCCGACAAGGACACCGCTCAAGCCTTTATGCAGAGCACTTTGGCTGATGCTGCGAGGGTACGTGGCCAGTACACGCGCGATTTGGTGACTTCCGGCGTGGATGATCTACCGCTCGTCGACTATCATGCCGGCGACTGGATCACCGCACCCACCGTGTCGCATGGCGAGAAGGTGCGCGTGCAGGAAATCGACCTGAGCATGCGCCAGAATGAGGGCTTATCCTGCTCAATCGCTTTGAATGACATCAAGTATGACGCTTCCGTGCGTCAGGCGAAGAAGATCAAGGGCATCACCGGTGGCGCAACGTTGGCCGGCAGCGAGGGCGGCCGCCCGGCTCCGGAGAAGGATCATCGCACGCCGAAGGCCGTGACCGGTCTGGTCGTGGCGACCGACGCGTATATCTCCTCCCGTGGTACGGCTTTGGGTCTGGCGACCTTGCAGTGGGCTGCGGTTTCGCAGGCCACGGATGACACGGCCATCGACATTTCGGGCTACCGCGTGGAGTATCGCAAGAACCTTGCCGGTGCCCCGTGGGTCAGTGGTGGCGTGACTGACGCGCAGCGGCTCACGTTGGGCATCGGCGGGCTCGAATGCGGGCAACGCTATGAGTTCCGGGTCAGGGCCGTGCCAACGTATTCAGACAAATTGGGCGACTGGTCGAACGTGGTCGTGGCTTTGGTGGCGTCGGACGTGACGCCGCCGAGCATCCCGTCCAAGCCTATCCTCACCAGCAAGCTCGGTGTGGTTGACGTGCAGTGGGACGGCAGGAACAATGCCGGCGGCGGCATGGAGCTGGACTTCGACCACGTGGAGGTCGGCATTTCCGATTCGAACGGGAATTGGAAATACCGGGATAGCGTGGCGCGTGACGGCTACTGCCATGTGACCGGGCTTGAACTGAACAGCACATGGTGGTTCGCGCTCAGGAGCGTCGATCATTCCGGCAACAAGTCGGCGTGGAGCGCGGGTGCCAGCGTCAAGGTCGCCCCGGTGCTCACGCAGGAGGATCTGAACAAGAGCGCCGAACAGATTCTGGCGGCGGCGAAGAACGACGCGGCCCAGCAGGTCGCCGTGGTCGACAAAAAACTCACCGAGACCGGCGCGCGGATCGAGGCGAACAAGGAGGCGCAGGACAAGGCCGACGCGGCGATAAGGGCCGACGTGTCGAAGAACGCGCAGGCCATCACCGACAACAAGAACGCGCAGGCCTCAGTGGACAAGGCGCAGGACGCCGCCACCAAGAAGGTGTCGGACGACCTCGCGGCGGCGAACAAGACGATCAACGCGAACAAGGCCGCCACCGACAAGGCGCTGGCCGAGGCCGAGAAGAAGGCCCAGGACGCCTACGACAACGCGGTCAACGCGCAGAAGACCGCCGACGGCATGCACTCCATCTTCAAGGGGCCCGACGACCCGCGCAACGACAAGTCGAACACGGTGAGGGCCGGCGACTTCTGGTTCGTAACCCAGAAATACTGGACCCGTTGGCTCGGCGAGGCGAACAACAGCACCTCACTGCTGGCGGACTTCTACACGTATTGGGAGGGCGCGGCGAACGACAGTGCGAGCGTGCTCGTGCCGTTGAGCTCGCGCGTCACCGCCGTGAGACAGTTCGACGGCACGCAGTGGAACGAGTTCAACCTCGTCGCCAGCAACATCATCGCCACCGGCTCGATCACCGCGCAGCTTGTGGACGCGGAGTTCTTCCACGGCCGCACCATCGTCGGCGGCACGTACCGCACCGAGGGCGGCAACGTGACCATCACCGACTCGGGCATCATATTCAGCTACCGCAACCGGCACCTGCTGAGCTTCGCCAGCGATTCGAGCGGCAAATGGCAGCTGACCATGGACGCGCCGATCGTGTCGGACGCGAGCATGAGCGCGCCGACCATCACGGGCGGCACGATCACCAGCGCCGTCTACAGGACCACGAACGGCAGGCTGACCATCAACGACGCGGGAATCGTTCTGAAGAACGCCTCCGGCACCAGCACGCTGGCGGCGGACTCGGCCACCGGCAGCGTGACCCTCGTCGGCACCGTGAAGGCCAGCCAGGTCACCGGTTCGACGATCACGACCACGAACGGGCGCATGCTGTGGAACGATGCCGGCCTCGTGCTGAAGGACGCCAACGGGAGCATAACCCTGTACGCGAGTTCGATGGACGGCAGCGTGACCATGAAGGGCTCGCTGACCAGCGGCAGCACGCTCTCCGGCGTGACCGTCACCGGCTCGATCATACAGACCACGGGCGCCGCGAACAGGGGCGTCAAGCTCACCAGCGGCGGACTCGTCGGCTACGATTCCTCGGGCAACGCGAAATTCGCGCTGGACACCAACGGCAACCTGAAGATGGACGGCGGCATACTCGCCAACGGCACCCTGACCGCGCCCACCGTCAACGCGGGAGTCATGACCAGCACCGTCATCAACGCGCCGGTCGTCCAGTCCAGCACCGCCGACAACACGGGTTGGAAGCTGCGGGGCAACGCGCTGGACATGTGGGACTCGAAGCGGAACCATACCGTGCATCTGGACGGCGAGGGCGCGAACAACCTGCTGACCGGCACGTTCCAGACCGGCCTGTCGGGCAACAGGGTGATGATAAGCCCCTCGTTCCAACAGTCCGAGGTCACGGGCTCGGATAAGCTGGAGGGCGCGGGCATCCAGTTCTACCACGGGACCAATGCATACATGCACCCGTACATCGCGGTCGAGTCCACCACGCAGCAGGAAGGCGAAGTCAGCGCGCTCACGTTCAACGGCGGGCGTCGCGTGCGGAACGACCCCGGCGCGTTCGCCAGAATCGGCGAACGCAAGGGCTCCGACAACACCACCAAGGGCGGCACCGTGTTCCTCGCCGCATATCAGGACTATGACTCGCCCGATACCGGCAAAAAGCGCGCCTACCTAACTCTGTGGTCTCCCAAGACCGGGGACACGACCGCCACGCTCGCCGCGCAGGACCCCAATGGCCGAGTCGGCATCCAAGCCGACATCGACAGCGGATACCTGTACATGGGAGGTTTCTTGGGAAGTTATGCGTCCAGAGGCACATTTCAGTCGATGTACTGGGATGGGACCCACCACATCAGCCCATGGATGGTATTTCGGTTCAAGGGCTCGTGGACGCCGCCGAGATACGGCAGCTACAAGATCGTCGGCGGCGTCAACAACGCCACCGGCGACGCTCTGTGCACCAGCGCCCCCTGCAACGAGAGCAGCAGTGGGGCCGAGATCATGGTCCAGTCGATGCCCGCGAACGTCGGCGGCTACAGCATGTTCCCCGGCGGCGGCACCAACATCTGGTGCACGATGTTCGGATACCTGAGGAAATAGTGGAGGAACCATGCGAATCATCGGAGACCGGCTCTTCATCGACCTGCCGGGAAGCGGCGAACCATCGCCGGACGGGCGCATCGACGGCGGCACGGCATGGGGAACCCATTTGACGGACATCGCCGCCACGGGCCTGCTGCTCGGCACCACGTCCGACATGGAGACCGTGGCCATGATGCTCGATGTCTCGAAACGCGTCGCCGACCCCGGCGTCATCGACGCGGAGTCAGGTCGCAACGCGTGGACGAGCGCCTACGAGCAGTTGGAGCATGACGTGCTCGTCGACCTGAATCAGGTGCGCGCCGCATCACTGCACCGCGCGTTCAAGGCGAACGGGGCGCTGGCCGCCGACGGGCGTGCGGAGACCCGCCGGCTGTTGGGCTTGGATGCCACGACCATAGTGGACTCGTACGAGGCGGACGCGGCTCTCGCCGCCGCGCGGGCGTTGGACGAACCGAACGCCGGCGAGCCGGTGGAGCCGTCGATACGGTTGCCCGCCGGCGTGGACGCCACGAGCCTCGCCACCCTGCTCTCAGAGCATGCGACGGAAATCGCCCAGGCGAGAACCAGATTTCTGAACGACGTCACACAGACCATCACCGATAGGAGATAACCAATGACAGACAACACAACCGAAAACCCCGTGCAGGCGGACATCAACGACGTGCTCGACAACATGACCACGCAGCTCGCCAGCCAGGCGCGCCAGCTGGCCATCAGCCAGGCGCAGGCCATGAGCCTGCAACGCGACGTCGCCACCCTGCAACGCAGGCTCGCCGAGCTTGAGGCCAAGCAGGCCGAAAACAAGTAATCAGCCAAACCATTTTCCCGAAAGCCACCCCACGGGGTGGCTTTTCTCATACCCGAAAACAGAAAGGAGCCGGAATGACGTATCTGCGCAACCTCACGTATCCGAGAATGATGCTCGGCACCCCCACCAACAGCACGGTCTCCATGATCCCCGACAACCAGAAGGGCGTCACCGTGACCGCCATGGAAGGCCTTGGCCGTGTACGAGGGCGACGAATGGCCGACCGTCCAACAACTCCTCCCCCGGTTCCCCGTGGTTCGACGGAGGCTCGATGCCCCTGCAGTGATCGGCGGTGAGCGCCGATGATGCGACATAACTGGTTCCCGAACCCCATGTTCGGCGATCCGAAACCCACGAGGAGTCTCGACTGCAGCGTCAACCAGTGGGGTTCTCCGGACAGTCCGGGCATCATCCTGCGGCATTCGTCCGACCTCATCGGCGGCTACGCCGAATGGGTGGTCTCCGGCCTTCCGGCGGGCGTGAGGTGCGCGTTCGTCGCGTCCTGCGGCGCCGCCGAGGCCACGGACACGTTCCGAGGCCCCCTCATGGAGGTCCAGGACTCCCACTCCGCCACATTGGGCCATTCCGAGAGCTGGGCCGACAATAAACGCATTCGAATCGTTTTCACCGTGCCCTCCGACGGTGTCGTGCGCCTCATCTTCCGAGGCCGGATCGGCAAGGACACCGCGTTCTATCAAATCATCTGCACCGAGGCCGGCAGCGACGAATCGTTCTTCACCGGCTCGACCATGCCCCTGAACATCAACTGACGAAAGGAAAGAAGGCCATGACTTGATGACCGGAACGATACCCGTATGGGCAACGATCCTGGTCTCCGTGATCACCACGTGCGGCGGCACGGTCGCCGGATGGGTACTGCGCCGCATCGACCAGGCGGGCAAACCGGACCCGGCCCTGTCGAAAAGGCTCGATCAGGTGGACGCGAGCCTGACCCAGCTCGACCAGCGTCTCGACCCACTGCAGGATGGGGTGAAAACCATGCTCCTGTGCAAATTGGAGCAGATGCAGCGTGAGATGGTCGACGCTGGCGGTATCGCCGACAACGACCTCAAAACCCGCGCCGAAGGCGTCTACGCCACCTACCACGCGCTTGGTGGCAACGGGCACGGCACCCAAGTCAATCAGGACATACAGGACGCGCCGATAGCCCCGAGAAAACCACAGGCTTAGCCCCCGCCGACCCCGACGGGGGCTATTTCATGCCCACCCAACACACAGGAAGGAAAACGAATTTGGGCAAGTTCAAAAACAAAAGCAAGCCGAAACCATGGTATAAGCGGCTGCTCGCCAAAGTCACGGCGCTCGTCGCCGCCATGTGCATGCTGACGCTCCCTGCGACCGCGCACGCGGACATGCAGGGCATCGACGTGTCCAACTGGCAGTGCGGCATCGACATCGCCAACACGCAGGCCGACTTCGTTGTCGTCGGCACCACATGGGGCACCGGGCAAGTCAACAACAACTGCCTCGTGTCCGGCGTCAACACGGACGCCAACCGCATGATCGCCCAAGCGCAGGCATCCGGCAAGAAATTCGGCCTCTACCATTACGCCATGGGAGGCAATCCGGAGGCCGAAGCCCAGTTCTTCTACACGAATACGTCGAACTATTGGCGTCACGGCATCGTGGCGCTCGACTGGGAGATGGACGACAACCCCGCATGGGGCGATTGGGACTGGGTACGCCGCTTCATGAGTGAGTGCGAACGGCTTTCGGGCGGTGTGCGCCCATTGCTGTATACCGGCCCGGTCGCCGGCACCATCCCGCAGGACATCCGCGACCGATACGGTTTGTGGATCGCCCAATACGCGAACATGAGCCCGACCGGCTATCAGGCCAATCCGTGGATGCTGGGCGCGTACGGCGAGGCCATGCGACAGTACAGCGGCACCGGTGTCGTCAACACGTGGAGTCCCATCGACCTCAACCTGTTCCGCGGCGACGCATGGCAGTGGGACCTGTACGCCAACCCCGCCGGCGGCTCCACGCCACCGGCCACACCGGCCGCGCCCGCACAGCCGAACACTCCCCCGGCCGACACCAACACGGGTGGCATCAGCCACGTCATGCAGTGGGGCGAGACCATCTGGGGACTCGCCGTAGCCTACAACGCATGGCCCCTGTCCGCATGGCACACGCCAAGCGGTGACATCAACCGCTACTACGTGGGCGACGTCGTCACCTACGGCGGCGGCTCTACTGCCACCCCCGCACCGTCCACCGGGGTCTCCAAGGTCCTCCAGTGGGGTGATACCGTGTGGGATTTCGCCACGTCCCACGGCTACAGCGTCAGCCGCTGCACCGTACCATCCGGCAACATCAACGTCTACTACGTGGGCGATGTGGTGACCTGCCGCTAATCCAAACCGATGCCGCCACCCGATTATGCGGGTGACGGCATCACCATTATTTTTACGATCGGAGCAAACATGACCGACAATCCAACCGATACACCGGCATCCACCGACATCGTGCCAGACTGGCTCATCCCCAGCCGCGTCTACGACATCCTCAAATGGCTCGGCCTCATCGTCCTGCCAGCACTCGCCGTGTTCGTCAACACGGTCGGCCCCGCATGGGGCTGGCCGCACGTGGACGCGATAGTGACCACGCTCAACGCGCTCGGCATCCTCGCCGGCGCGCTCATCGGCGTCAGCGCCATCAAACAACGCATCGACCTCGCCGCATGACCACACATAGTTCGGCCCCGCCCGGCATCGCAGGCGACTCGAATAGAGTCAACCTGCGAGCCGGACGGGGCCGATTGTCTAATTCCCTAGCAGATCGGGCCAGACAAGTCGCGTTCACCAGGGAGCCAGAAGACAAAGCTGATTGCCGTCATTGTCATTCCTATCATACGCCCCCGAAATCGGTTATGATAAGTCACCGATTTATAACACATAATCGAATATGTGTTATAAAACATGTCTGGACGTAACGACTACAGCTGTTCGTCATCGGTGTACAGGATTCGTGCGCCGGAAAGCTCCCGTGCGCGTTGGGCGATGGCACGGTGCCACGCGGCGGGCATACCGCCGGTCGATTCCGGCTCGGTTCTCGGCACGATGACGGCGGCCTCCTCACCGGCTTCGGCGGTGACGGCGGCCGTATGCCGCACTTCCGTGTCGAAGCGGCGTTTGAGCCCGCGCAGGTCGGTTTCGAGATTGTCCGGCAGATACCGGTCACGTTCCCAGCGCTTCACGCTGAACTCGGCGACGTCCCACCGGGCGGCCAGCCATTTCGTGGTCAGGCCCATGCTCTCGCGCAGGCATTTCATCTCGGCGCTCGTCATCGTCATGATGCATCCTCCATTTTCTGCTTCTTCAATGATTCTGCCACGGCGACGCTGGCGGTGTTCTCCACAGCGAGCCTGTTCATGTCGTACCTGTCAAGCATCTCACGGGTACTCCAGCCACCCGAGGCCATGATCTCCCTGTCGGGGATTTTGCGGCGTCGTGCTTCCGTGGCGAACGACCGGCGCAACGAGTGCGGCGTGATTCTACGCGCCGAACCCACTTTCTCGCCCAAGACGGCCACGACGCTTGCGAGCTGCGGATAGGTGACGCGCTTGCCCCTCCAGACAAGCAGCGGCCCTTTCCGACGTTCGCCTATCGCTCGTTCCACCGCCTTGGCGGCGCGTTCGGACAAGCCGACCTCCTGCATCCAATCGAACTTCCTGTTGACATGCACCACCGGCGTATCGCCCACACGGTAGTAGTCGGATATGTCCAGTTTCAGCGGTTCGCTTGCCCTCAGCCCGTTGAGCAACAGCAGGCAACAAGCCGCGCCGACGAAAGCCCTGTGGTCGGCCTCAGCCAGGTCAAGGAATGGCGCGGCCTGTTCCGGTGGAAGCCACGAGCCGTCACTCCAACGGCGCAGCTTGGGACGTTTCACATGTTCTGCCGGATTGCGTTCGATATACTGCTCCTGCCACAGGTACTCGTAAAAGCAGCATATCGGCACAAGCTCACTCGCCACGGTGGCCGGCTGTTTGCCCAACCGCTCTATCCTCCACACCCTGTAGGCATCGATATGGAAACGACGGATCTGCAGCACGTTCAACCTGTTGTCGGAACACCATTTCAGCCACAAGCCCAGCACCCGCTTATACGCGGGTCGGCTTTTCGCCGGAACGCTCGCCAAGTACTCGGCTATCAGCCGTGTCACTGGTGCGTCCATACGCTCACCGCCTCCTTGATGACCAACGGCCCGTCTTCCGGGCCTCTCACGAACGGAGCAACCCATTGCCGTCTGCGTTTGGAATGCGCAGGCCCGTACGCTTGGTTGCGCCAGAACCCACGGACGAAATACCGGTACTCGCATCGCCTTCTCGAACGCGGCGCCCATTCCGAAGATTGGCTTCTGGGCCCCGGACGCAGCACTATCATCTTCACTTTCGCGGACTGGCGTTCCATGCTCACGGGGCGGGGGCCGTCCCGTTCCGTCCGCCAAACGCACGGTTTGACCGCGCTGACTCGCGGCTCGCGCATCAACGCCATAGTCACGTCAAGCACCACGCCCAACGCGGTGGGCACCACCTCCACGTCCATCGGACAAATGGGAAGGCGCTTGTCAAGAACCGTGCGCCGCACCGTATCCGGGTCCGACGTGTACAGGCGCAAACCTATCCGCCCAGCTGTTGCCTCCCATGCGACGGCGTTGACCAGCATCGTGCCAAGATTCGTGATACATGAAACACCGTCCTCGTACACGACGAAACCGTTGGTCGTGGGATATTCGGGGGTTTCAGGCAGCTCGCCCGACCTGAACTGGGCTTCCACGACTTTGCACATGTCGCTGTTGACCCACCACAGGCTCGCCGCCTCCAAACCATCCAACTCGCCGTACATGGAATCGACCAGTTCGTCCACCGGCAGCAATCCGCCCGTCTTGGCCAAGGCGGCGCGTTGCCGGCCATCCTCTACCAGATGGTCACGGATGACCGGCAACCATGATGGGGTGAGCCGCAGTTTCTTCCGCCGGCTCATCGCGCTAGTCCAGTTCGGTGGCGAACAGCGAGGTGTTCGGGCTGGGGTTGTCCGCGTAATCGCCTTCGCCGTTGATCATGTCGTTGGCGTAGTCGATGAGGTAATCGATGTCCTCGACCTCGTAGACCGGCTCGGATGCGCTGAGGTCATGCTTTTCGAGCAGTGCCGCGTAGGGGCCGTCCTCCGGGAACACGTCCGAATCGTCGTTGAGGTTCTTCAGTTCGCCGACGTTCCAGAAATCGCGGCTCCAGTCGGGCGACCAGTCGTCGCCGTCCCAGTTCTGCAGCTCGAGGTTGACGGTGCGCTTGTGATCGGTGAATACGGTCATGATGACTCCTTAAAAAACGTGAAAAAAGGTGTGCTTTCGCAGGCCCGGCCATAAGACCGGGCATACTGCCGTCAAAAAGAATGTTTCAATCCACGCCCGTGATGGGCGACATACGGCTATCGATGCCGATGGAACCAGTATAGGCCCGTATCAGAGCTCCTTGCGGGCGTATTCGCAGATATCGTCGAGCGTGCCATAGTCTTCCTCGCCGTCGATATGCCAGCAGAGGCCTTCCTCCACCGCCTCCTTGTCACCGTTCTCGTAGCGATACCAGAGGGTGCCGAGGATGAAGCCGTCGTCGGTGGGGTCGAAGCCGATGGCGAGGAACTGCCTGCTGTCGCGCTTGCTGACCTCGATCGTGTCGTCGGGGCAGATTTCGTTGACCACCTCGGTGTCGATGGCGCTGCCGGTGTTGTTGTAGATGTAGCTGCTGATCTGGTAGATATCCATTTTCGGAGCCTTTCTGCTCTTTCCGGGCTTGCCTTGTGCTTCCCGTTGACAGTTATTAGTATAGCACACTCGGTTACAAAAAGTAACCGGCGTGTCGGAAAATGCCAGACCAAACCCGTCCACCATGCCGACACCCGGAGGACAATGCAGGACCCCGCAGCCACAAGACGCGGGGCCCAGTTTTTGCCCACATTTTGCCCACATTATCTCGGGAAACCAATGGAATACGCGGGAATAGCCGGGAATAAGAAAAGCCGCTCAGCCCTACTCCCGTAAGGCAAAGCGGCTATTTTCCACAGTCTAGCGAAGGTGCCTCCGGTGGGACTCGAACCCTACGGAGAAAAGCCGCTTAGACCTACTCCCGTCTCAATTATGCGGCTCTCGAAACCTCATTTGCCCACATTTTGCCCACATTCTCGCGCGCCAGCATCTCACCCATGCGCTCCGACAGCTCGTCCAGATCATCATCGAAAAGGTCGGCGTACACGTCCAACGTCATGGCCGCGCTCTTGTGCCCCAACTGCCGTTGCACGGCCTTCACGTTCGCGCCCGCTCTGACCATGAGACTCGCGGCCGTGTGCCTCAGGTCATGGATTGTGAGGTGGCCGGGTATGCCGGCACGCCGCAGGCCGACCGACAGCCAACCGTCATCGCGGCTCGCATTACCCCACTCGCGTATCATCATGCCCTCACGTCCCGGCTGTTCGAATAACAGGTCGCCGGGTTTCCGGTCTGCGCACAGTCTGCGCATGATCGGGTCCAGCACGACCGGGTACATGATGGCGCGGGCCTTGTAGGTCTTGGTGTCATCGGGGATGATGACGCCGCCCACCATCGGCGCGCTCACTCCTATATATATACGATGCTTTTCAAGATCGACGTCCATCACTCTCAGGGGTATGAGTTCGCCCCATCGCATGCCGCATAGTCCAAGCACGAGGACGAGGTCTCGTCTCCATGGGGTGACACTGCCTGCCAGCCGGTCAAGCTGTTCGGCGGTGAGATACACGTGCTTCTTCCTGCGCTTGCGTGGCAGTTCGATGCCCCTCGCGGGATTATCGGGGATTCGTCTGTCTCTCTTCGCATCGTCCAATATTCCGGCAAGCACGCCATGGGCGCGAAGGACGACGCTGGCGCTTCGGGGTTTGGCGAGCACAATCTCGTTGCCCTGCTCGTCCTTGACGGTCTTACCCTGGCTGATTCCGGTGACCCATTGTTGCACCGTCTCGCGGGTGACGGCGGATACCGGGGTGTTGCCCCATTCCGGTTTCACCCACTTCTCCCATGCGCCTTCGAGGTTCCGGTAATGGCTGGGCTTGGTGCTTAGCTTCTTTTTGGCCAGCCATGCGGGCCCCAACTCCCCCACTGTTGTCTTCCCCGCTGCGGGATCGATGTACGTGCCTTCGGCCTTGGCGACGGTGACTCGTTTCGCCGCCCAATTTTCCGCGTCTATCTTGCGCTTGAATCCGCGCTTGTCGGTCTGCGTGCCGTCCGGCTTGCGGTATCGTACTCGATACCGAGTCTCACCCTTGCTGGTCTTGTATCTGGTGACGTTCGCCATGGCTCAGTCCTCCCCCATCTTAGAATTGGAAACATGGGAGATATTCAGGACGAGCCAAAGATGATCGGGGCAGGTCTCACGCCGACCACGGTGGCTAACAGCATCCTGCGCCGCGCATTCGGCACAGGCGAACACGTCACCCCCATGAAACTCCAGAAGCTTCTGTTTTTCGTCACATGCTTGTACCAGAGATACACGGGCCGCAGACTGCTCACCGAATCGTTCCAGCCTTGGCAGTATGGGCCCGTTTGCCGCAGCGTCTACGACGAGTTCAAAGGATTCGGTGGCAAGCCGATTAATAGGTATGCTCAGGATGCTTTGGGCAAAGTCACTGCTGTGGATGAGTCCAGCAGTCCCTCCCTGCGTAAGGCCTTGAATCTTGTATGGGAGAATATGGGCGACTTGTCCGCCGTCAAACTTTCCCGCGTCACGCATCGTCCTAATTCCGCATGGTCTCAGGCTGTGGCCGGGCATAAGACGTTCATCAGCAACCGCGCCATGGCGAACGATCACACTTTCGACAATCTGCTGGGAATGTGACCGATGTGCGAGAATAACGAGAACACGGTTGTCCCCGATGACGCGGATGAGGACATTCCTTTCCCAGGAGGTCCTTCTTCCGAGGATGTCTCTGAAGGCGATGGCAATAGACGCAAGACCGTTGAAAATGTGCCAAAGACTCAGGGAATAGATCCGGAGAAACAGCACAATTGGTGGATCGAGAATCTCAAGAACATCGCCGCTCTTGGCATAGTGGCGTTTTGCCTCATAACGATTGCCGTATTCGCCATCTTGCAGTTTGTGTGGCATGGCAACGGCGATGTCGATTCCCTCTCCAAGGCTTCTGACGTGTTCAAACTGATTGCTACGACGGCGTTGGGTTTCCTGTTCGGTCGTAATTCCAAATAGCATTTTCAGGTATGCTTCGCCCCGTGTAGGATAAAAGGCGAAGCGTCCTCCTTTCTTGAACTATTGGGATTCTTCAAACCGCCCTGTTGGCGCTGCAACGCCGACAGGGCATTTTTATTTGCTGAAGTCAGCATCGATGAATGCTTCGATATTCCCATCCTGCAAAGTAAAGTCATTGCTTTCGATGCGTTTGGCAGAATCCGCAAATGAGAGATCGTTCGCCACATAGCCTTGTCGGTATTTGTCGACTAACGCCTGGATGTCAGTATCGGTTAATGAGGGATCCATGGATTTGGCCAAGGCGGGATAAACCTCCAGCACGCTGTCTCGTGGACCCGTGGCATAAATTCGGAACATGCTGTCCCTGTATCGCACCATGTCGATGGATATATCGCCTATGGTTCCATGCTCTCCAGTGGCATCGGAATATGCACCAAGCCGGTATTCCGTCCTGTAGTGGCCACTATTTCTATCTTGCACCACAAAGCTTGAGATGTTCGAAATCGGTGTGGCCGACTGCGCGTCGAACGACCGCTTAAACTCTTGCAGAGGGCTCTTTTTCGTTGGCGTGTTTTTCTTTGCCTCTGGAGTCGGTTCCTTTGGTGTGATTTTCGGTTTCGCCGTTGCGCCGGCCGATACGGTGGCCTGTTGCGTCGGGTTGGTTCTATTGCCGTTCATTCCCCCGATCGCGACGACAGTCAGAACGATTATCACCCAGAACCACCATTTCTTCCAAAATGGCTTCCTGTTTTTTGCCGCAGCAGATTTCCCATGGTCGGACATCTCCGCTCCTTTCTCATGCAGCGCTACGTGGTTTATTGCTTGTGGCTGTTGATGATGTCAAGGGCTTCCTTCGCCTGTTTTTTATTCTTGAATTGCAGCATGATCGCGTTTTTCATGGCGGACTTTTTTATCGTCAGAGTTTTCCCTGATGCCTTCACGGAATAGAAATCACTGTAGTAATAGACATTCGTTTTCTTGAATATCAGACCGGATACCACCTCGACACGGTTCCAGTACAGGCGAATATTTCCGGCATCCAGTAATACATCATTCATTATTCTTCTTCTTTCTTATGCGGCCACACTGTCGTGCAGCCATTCCTGATAATCCCTGACGACTTGCGGCGTCACATTCAGTTCTTCGGCCATGAGCCACGGGTCTCCGTCGTACATGGCTTCGGCTTTACGGTAATCGTCCTCGTCTATGAGGAGTCGAGCGGTGGTCATACGGCATCGGCGCTCGCGGTATCCGCATCCCACGTCTCCGTACATTCGGTGCACGAGCTCGTGCACCAAGGTGCAGCGTTTCCTCGTGTAGGTCATGCTCCGGTCGATGACGATGGTGTCGGTGTCCATTCTGTATACGCCGTTCAGATCACCGGGGAGTATGGCGCTTCCCACGGTCAGTTCCGGCGCAACATGGTAGAGGGCCATGCGCATCCCGCCGTAACTGTCATGCGCGCGCACCGGCAATACAGGTCTCATCACGCACCACCATCCGGGTCGGGGTCATGCTTATGACCATCACGATAAGCAGCAAATGACATTGGATCACTCTTGGTCAGGCTCACGGTTTCCGCAATGAGGTTTTCGCGATTAACCTCGTCAAGCACATCCGATGGGATATCAACAAGATGCCCATTTTCCAAAAGCTTCATTATTTCTGAAGGGATTTTCCCGAAGAAGCGGCAGAGCGAAATAAACTCATTCAGCGTTGGCGTTCCGCCATGCTGCTTGAGGATATCGGCGACCCTCGTATGACTCATGCCAGTTGATGAGCCGATAACGCGAAATGATGGCATGGGATCTTCTTCTTCCCTTAATTGGGAAAAGTATTCAGCGACCTCTATATCGAACACTTCCCATTCTCTTGCTTTCTTTGCCATGCCCCTAAGCATAGGTCGTAAATAAATGATGACACGCCGTAGGTTTTAAGTTGACAATAAGTAATTACTTATTTACAGTTTGAAGCATGGAAATAAGTAATTACAGCAAGCAGCAGGCAAACGCCGAAGCGGCCGAAGCGGTCGCCGAACTTCGGCGGTCAAAACTTGCTGCAGAACTTACCAACACTGAACTCGGAAGCGAAATGCAGGTCAGTCGCCAATCCGTCAGCAAAAAGTTCCGCAATGGAGACATGCGACTGAGCGACTTCATTCAAATCGCCCGACTTGCAGGAGATCTTCCCTCATCGATTTTGGCCAAAGCCGAAGCCAAATCTGCGCTCGCTGATAAGGCGGTGGCGTGATGGCCGTCCTTTCCAGTAACGACTGTCGTGAGTTCCGGGTGGCGCGCACCCCAGAGTTGGAGTCCCGTGGATACCCGTGCCTCTTCTCCGTCACCCTTGACGGACACACGATCCAGAGGGTCACCAAGAGCGGCCTGAAGGCCATGAAAGCGGAAATCAACCAAGCACTCAAGGACTCGAAATGAACACCAAGGATTACGGCCAGCACGCCAGCGGCTACAGGAGGCCTGGGCCCGACGAATTGTCTCGTGGTTTCGCGTTCCGGCTGGTTTTCTGGGCCCTCGTGTTCGCGGTCTGCCTCGGCTGGGTGATGTCGCACATGGGGTGCGCGCATCCCATCGGCAACGGTTTGGCCGCGCTCATGGGCTTCGGGCTCGTTCCCTTGCGGCTCCTGTGCCTCGTTTTGAGCGAGGCGGGCGTCGAATAACAGTCTTGCCGGACGGCGTGGAAAACCGGCCGGCCAAGCGGAAGGAAAACCGGTAACCCACGTGATAACTGAAAAAACAACTGACAGATACGGTGTCAGTTTTCTTGAACCGGCGTCGGCCTGCTACCAGCGTTTACTATTCGGGCCGGCGTCACGGGCGGTGCAGGTTGCCCCCAGTCGAGATCGCGTAGGTCATGTGTGCGCGGCAAAGACCGGGACCACGGTTCGACTCCGTGGCCGTCCACGAACGCAAGTTCAAAAAAAAAAAAGAAAGCCCCCGCTGGCACGGGGGCGAGAAGAAAAACTCTCAACAGAAAGGATAACCCCATGAGCGCGGAAACACCGAATCTCATGAGTGTGGCCCAGCTCGCCGAACACTACGGGCGGGCGAAGAAAACCATCCAGAACAAGCTCACCCGAGGCTGGGGGCCCGTGCCGGTATTGGACCCGGACACGGGACAGGTGCTCGGCTTCCGCGTCGAGGAGGTGAACCGTTTTGACCAGCGCAACCAACGAACCCACAAGCAATACCTGTATGACTGATCTGCCGAACGACATGTGGCTGGCGGTCGCCGGGAAGCTGCTCAAGAATCTGGACATCCTGACCGCCCACCCCACACGCCAGTCGTTGGCGAGCCTCATCGGCCTGAGCATCCACGAGGCCGGGCTGCGGCTCGTCGGACTACGAGAGGATATGGATGACGGACACGGTGGAACTGTGGAGCCCGATCACGGACGAGGGCATGAGCATGACGCCGGGCGAACTGATCGTGGAGTTTATGGATCTGATCAGCGACCGGAACAGTCAGACCGGCAACCCGTACCTGTACGTGATGCCGTTGCCGGGCATGGTCGTCATCGACAGGCAACGGCGCAGGGTGAGCGCGCGAGTGGAATACGTCAGCAAGTCGAAGCTAAGGAGCAGGAATGAAGCGAGTGACCGTTGACATGGCAGCGCAGGCGACCGGACTGTTCGACGTGCACCGTTTCCGCCAGCACACGAAGAAGGAGCGTGAGAGTGCGTGGCACGCGTTCCGCGCACTGGGTGTCGGCGGCTCGGACATGAGCACGATTCTCGGCCTCAACCCGTACTCGACCCCCTACGACCTGTGGTTGGAGAAGACGAACCGTCAGCAGCCGGAGGATATCAGCGGCAAGTGGGCGATCGTCAAGGGCAACGCCTTGGAGGTCGAACTGCGCCGCCGGTTCCGCCATCTGCACCCGGAGTACCAGGTCATCGACGGCACCGACATTTCCTTGGTATCCAAGCAGCATCCGTTGATGCACGCCTCGCTGGACGGCTTCGTCTACGACGAGGAGAGCGATTCGTGGGGCATTCTCGAGATCAAGACGGCGAACGCGAACCGTGGGCGCACCGACTGGCACGACGAGACGGGCGAGCTCGTGGCCCCGCAGTACTACATGGCGCAGGTCACGCATTACATGGCCGTCACCGGCTTCACGTGGGGCGTGTTCTACGCGGATATCGGAGAGTCGGAGCCGGTCGAGGTGCGGTTCGAACGTGACGAGGACGATGTGAGCGCCGTAATCCATGCGGCAGAGGACTTCTGGGGTTTCGTCACCCGTGACGAGATGCCCGCCCTCACCGGCGCGGACGTGGCCAAGGCGTACCCGGAGCCTTCGGAGGGCATCGAGGACATGAGCGACAGCACCGATCTGCGCAGGCTCATGGCCGACTACCAGCAGACGACCGCCGACCTGAGCGCGTTGAAGCAGCACAAGGAGGAGTTGCAGGACTGCATCCTCACCTATATCGGAGACCACGAGGGGGTGCGCTGCGGCAACCTGCAGGCCACCTACAAGCATTCCTCACGCAAGGGCTACACGCGCGTGGTCGAACCATGGGAGGGCCGCACCTTCCGATTCAGCGAAATCAAACCGAAGAAAACCAAGTAAAGGAGAACCGATTATGGGACAGTTAGCGACACAGGCGCAGAACGTGCAGATGCAGGCCATGAACCCGCAGCGCCAGATGAAGCAGCTGCTCGAGAAGAGCTGGCCTCGCATCGCGGCGGTCATGCCGCAGGAGATGAGCGAGAAGCGCCTCTACCAGATGTACGTGAGCACCATCAACCGCGAACCCCAGCTGGCCAGCTGCTCGGTCGAATCGGTGTTGTCATGCTTCATGCGCTGCACGAGCCTCGGTCTGGAACCGTCGAACGTGAACGGGCTCGGCATGGCCTACATCCTGCCATTCGGTAACAAGAACATGCGCACCGGCCAGAAGGAGGCCATGTTCGTGCTCGGCTATCGCGGCATGATCGCGTTGGCCCGTCGTTCCGGCCAGTTGAAGAGCATTCACGCGCAGGCCGTGTACCAGGGCGACGAATTCGATTACTGGGAGGATGAGACCGGCCAGCACTTCAAGTTCCGCGCCACCCGTGGCGTGCCGCACACCGAGGCCACGCTGACCGACGTGTATGTGAACGCCCAGCTGCTGCCTGCAGGAAGCGTGTTCGTGCACATGACCAAGGAAGAAGTCGAGGCCGTCAAACGCCGCAGCCCCGCAGGCAACAAGGGCCCATGGCGCACCGACTATGAGGCCATGGCGTTGAAGACGGTGGTGCGCCGCAGCTTCAAATGGCTCCCGGTGAGCGTCGAAGCCCAGTCCGCGGCCGTCTCCGACGAGACCACGCCCGACTATTCCGAACTGTTCCGCCCCCTGCCCACCGTGACTGCTGACGATTCGCCGGTTGACGTGAGCGTGGACGAACCGGAGCAGTCGCAGCCGGAAGCCCGGCCCTCGGTCTCCCCGGTCGAGGCTAAGCGTGCTGAGGCCATCGGCCGCTTCCAACGGTTGGGCGTAACCGACGAGCAGGAGGCTTTGCAGACGGTCGCGAAGATAACCGGCATGGCGTCGGAATCGTTCGCCGACCTGAGCGAGGCGGAATTGGACAAGGTGTTGGGCGAGCTCAAGGCCAGCGTCAAGGAAGGGAAGTAGGCCATGGCGGGAAGAACGACCATCATCATCCAGGGCACGGCATGGGGCGTGCGAGAAACGCAGAACGGCAAACGGTGTCTGAGCGTATCGGTGACGCCCGGCTACCGTGACCGGAACGGCAACTGGAAAAGCCAGCCGGAACAGTACTACTCGGTGTGGCCTGCTGGCTACGCGAACCTCAACCCCGTGTTCGACCAGATCAGCCAGTTGCGTCAGAATCAGGACCAGTTCGTGGACGTGACCATCGTGGGCGAAATCAGCGGCCTCGACGCCTACACGAACAAGAATGGCGAGCCCGCCGCAAGCTGCAACGTCAACGCCAGCGCTGTGGCCATCACCAACGTTCGCCAGAAGACCGGCGGACAGCAGGGTTACGGCGCGCAGGCCGGTTACACGCAGCAGTCGCAAGGTGGCTTCCAGCAGTCTCAGCCTCCGGCCTCCGACCCATGGTCCAGTGATCCGAGCTTCTGATGCTGCATTTGTATCACGACGAGACGCCGCCGGACGTGGAACCGGTCTGCGAGAAGCACGGGTGCCCGCTGTACCCGGCAAGACCGATTCCATGCCCCATGTGCGCGGAGGAAGCCGACGAAATGTATGCGGATTACGGATTGGAGAGATGATGGCGAACCCATCGAAAAGCAAAGGCACAAGCCTCGAGACGTGGACCGTGCGTTACCTCGCGTGGGCGTTGCAGGACACGCGCATCGACCGTATGCCGTTGCATGGCAACGCCGACCAGGGCGATCTGATCGGCGTCACGTTCCATGGCGAACCGGTGTGCGTGGAATGCAAGGACACGAAGCAGCCGAACTACCGCAAGCACTGGCGGGAGCTCAAAGTGGAGATGGCGAACATGGACACTCCCTACGGTGTGCTCATCCAACATCGCAAGGGCGTGGGCGTGAAAAGCCTCAAGGGCATGGCCCGGCAGATGGCCGTGTTCGGCATCAGAACGCTCGAACGGTTCCTCGCCACTCACATGGGGCACGTGTTAGGACCGGACTACCGGATTCGCAGCGAGCTCGCGAACCGGCTGCGCGGCGAATCGAGGCCGGTGCCATCCAATCCGACGCTCGTGTGGATGCCGCTCGAATTGTTCGCGCTCCTGCTGAACGACGGCTTGGCGTTGGGACCCGACGATGGTCTGGACTAACCCGCACTCCTACATCGGTGGTAGCCGTCGCACCGGTTCGCGTGGCGGCTACCGGCGCCAACCCGAGACCAACGGGGACGGTGATGGGCTGAAGCCCAGCGAGATAATCGCCGCCAGCCCCGAACTGCTGGCATTGATAGCCGAATACCAAAGAGACAAGAGAAAGGAGGCGGACTGATGGCCAGACAGGGCTACGGGAAGCTGAGTAACGGCTTCCATTCGAACACGAAAGTGCTGAAGCTACAGCGTATGCGTCCGAGCGCACTTGGAGTGTACTGCATGGCCATTTCCTTCTGTTCCGACGTGCTCAACGACGGCGTGATGAGCGAGGACGACGTGATCTACCAGCTCAACGCGACCGAAGAGGACATCGAAGCGCTGATCAAGGTCGGCATGTTCGAACGTTCGGACGACGGCTCCTACCGCATCCACGATTATCTTTCCCATCAGTCCAGCCGCGAACAGGTGGAGACGAGGGCGGAGGGTGCTCGCAACCGCAAGCGCAAGCAGCGTTCCGAAGCCGATGTCACACCCGAGTCACGCTGGGACGAAACGAATGTCACAAGCATGTCACGCCGTGACAATTCGAATGTCACACCCGAGTCACGCTGGGACTCTTTAACCAAGAACCAAGAACCAATAACCAATAACCAAAAGAATTCTTCTAACGAAGAATTCTCTCTCCCCCAAACCCCCTCGCAAGCCGAGGGGGCCGCAGAGCGAGCCGACGAGGATTATCCCATCGAGTTCGAACAGTTCTGGCAGACCTATCCACGCAAGACCGGCAAACGCAAGGCGTACGCGGCTTGGCGGAAGGCACGGAGGAAAACCAACAACACGTTCCTGATCGCCAAGGCGTCGAGGTACGCCGCCGACCCGAACCGGGAACCCGGCTACACGCTCACCCCGGCGAACTGGCTGGACGGCGAACACTGGGACGATGACCCGCTGCCGGCCAAACCCGAGCCGACCGCACGCCCCTCGCCATCGGCGTGGAACCGTTCGCAGGCCAACCAGGATGAGAACGCGGCACTGATAGCCCACTACGCGGCCGAGGAAGCCGCCGAAAACCAATCACGGGAAGGAGTACTGACATGCTGACGCTCAAGGAAAGCACGCTCGTGCTGGCGAAGATTCGCGTCCACCACGGCAACGCGGCCATCACCGACTTGGAGGCGCGCACGTTCCACGAGGAGCTTCGCGCGGACATGACGCTGGGCGAGGCCTTGGAGGCGGTGAAGCGCTTCTACTCGGACAACAGCACGGGTCGCTGGTGCGGTTCCGGCGATGTGAACGCCATCGTGCGCAGGATGCGCAACGAGTCGAAGCCCTCGGAGGCGCAGATAGCGCGCGAATGCGAGGCGCGGGGCCTATCCGCGGACGAGGCGTGGATGTACCGCCGCCAGCGGATGCTCGGCAACGGCCCGGAGCAGGCGCAGCAGCAGGCGTTGACCATGCGCAACCCACTCGAACTGCCCGCCGCGCAGCCGAAGTCACGTTCCACGGCCAGACGGTTCGCAGGTGCCCAGAAGCTGGGTGCTGCCTCACTCGGCTCGATTCTGAGGGGCGCGTGATGGCCGAAAAGTTCCCGACCCCGCAGGAGCGTGCGATGGCGTGGCTGTTGGAGGCCACGGAGATTGGCGGCATGAGCAGGCTGGAGACCGCGCTATACGCCTATCAGGCCGGTTTCACGGCGGCGCTCGACTTGTGCATCGAAATCGAAACACGACTCAACAAGGAGGAAACCGATGACCATGCTGCTTGATGAACGATTGCGTGATCTCGCGACGCAAACCCACCTGCTCGAGACGAAGGTGAGCTCTCTTGGCTGGATGGCCGGCGCCGGCGCGCAGACGTTGAAATCAATGACCCGCGCCCAGGCGCATCTCATGCTCGCCGAATGCGATCTGCTGGACGCAATCGAAACGAACGAAAAGAAGGAGAACAACAATGAGTGAGAAACCATTCTGGGAAGGCAAGACCTGCGAAGAGATGGCAAACCTGCACGTCAAGGTCACATTTGTGGCCGGTGCCGTGCTTACAGGAATCACCGACTGTTCCGGGCACATTAGGCGCAGTAGAAACGGCTCCGTCGTGCCCATTTCTGCCAATCGAGGGGCAGAGCGCTTCGTCCCCTACAGGGACATCGAGTCCATTGAACTGTTGGATGACCCCGAGTACGAGCGTATCGACAACATCGAGGACGTGCGCGAAGGCGACGTGTACGTCGGCACGGACGGCAACCGGTACACCGTCTTGCAACGCACTACGTCCAATCTCCAGCCCCTGACGGTAGCAGTCATCAACACGACCTTCTACCCACACCGTTCCTACTTCGGCTACGCTTTGCGTCCAACCCCGAAGCTCCCCGACCATGACGGACTCTGGCTGGACAGGGTCGGTAACACGTGGACGATGTGCGACGGCAAAGTGCATATCATACGCATTAGCGACGGTGATTGGTGTTTCACGCGCCCATGGTTCTATACGGACAGCGTGCAGGTGGTAAATGCCGGCCCGTTCCGCCCTGCTAAGGCGGTGGAAGCATGAGCATCGAGGTGGGCCAAAAATGAATCTTTTAGATGAAACCAAGAGTGCGATCTCACAAAGCGAGCATTCGACCGATGACGTTCGATTCGTAGGCTCCCGCGACGAGAAGCTGGGAATTCCGTGGAGTCAGGCCGAAAAGGTGCTCGACATCGATTACGACGACGGATACGGCAGTCAGGAGATAGCCGCCGACCTGGTCGTGGCGTTCACTGATGGCGGTTTTCTGCGCCGCGAAGAATACGACGGCAGCGAATGGTGGGAGTACGAGCCACCGTTCAGAGGCCCGGAGACGCAGAAGCCGTTCAAACTCGTGAAGGCGCTCAGCTATTACACACAGTTGCTTGTGGACATCAATTACCCGATGGAGGCAACGGAGGAATGAGCGACATGAGGAGCTTCATCAAGGTTGAGCACAGTCGTTTTACTTTGATTTTGCGCAAGGGGATGCTCCCGTTCCACTGGATTGCGGAATCCCACGTCTACCCGGACAAAGGTTATGTCACGGCGGTGCGGGAGCGCGCCAACTACGGCGCTGTATGGGCATTGAGCAGTAGGGGCGCTCTCGATCAGGTCATGCTCTCGATCTGGGAGGACATCGAATGGTTGGACGAAAGGATGGACTGATGCGTTTTCACAGGATTAGCCCGTGCCCTAGATGCGGGGGCAAGATTAAAGCGAAATGGGAGGCATATCCGCTTCTGTCCGCGCTGATTTTCAAATGCGGGAAATGCACGTACAAGTGTCTTATCGACACGCAGGAAAGACCCAGAATGCCGTGGACGCTCACGAAGGATTCGATACTCGCCGCCGCTATCCGTCGTTGGAATGTGATGGGCAATGGCGACCGGAAATACAAGCTGATTCGCGAGAGTCTGAGAGGCAGACGATGAGCACTCTGGATATTTTGGGCAACACGAGCGAGCAGGCGGATTCGATACGTCTGATGCTCAAAGTGCGGGGCATGAAGGACGGTCGTTTCATCGACGCCGACCCGCTCATCATCCTCAAGGCCGACAATCATCAAGGCTCCGACAGGTGGGACGTGTATGTCAGCAAGACGGTGTATCCGACCGCCGAATCGTATGGCACGCTCGCCGGCGTGCTGAGGATGCTCGCCGACGACGTGGAGATCATGGCGCGAGAGAAGGAAATGGGAGGCGGACAATGAGCGGACACGACGAAACAATTCATCCAGACTATATTCCCGAGGATTTCAGGGAACTGCTGCGCATGGCTTGCGATTCCGTCTGGGAACAAGGCGAGTTGTACAGCGAAGACCTGTTGCTGGCGGCTTTCAAACCTGCCATAGACGAACACGACCGGCAGATAGCCGAACAGGCATGGGAGAACGGATATATCCAAGCCCTCAAGAACATGAACCCCATGCCCGGCGAGGAACCGCCCGAATACACGCCAAACCCATATCGAAAGGAGAACGCATGAACGAGATTCAGCTTACAGACCATTTGGTTGCGCAATTCAGCGCGGAAAGCACCTTCGGCCATTATCGAGCCAAAATCTGCGAGGACGGCAACTTCAGAGACTTCCTGTACGCCATGAGCCTCAAACGTCTCAAGCGCAAATGCGAGAAGTATGCGAATCGTGAACGCAAGGCCATCGCATATGTCGCCACGCTCAAGGAGGAATCATGAGCGTAAGCAGTCTCAAACGCGAGGAAATACTCAAATGGCATCGAAGCAAAGCGGCCACGCCCGAATACACGGCGAAGCTGCTCGGCGTGCCATTGGATGAGGTGCTGTACATCATCGCCCATCCTGAAACGCCCGCACCCCACAAGGACGATTTCACGCCCGAATTCATCGAACCATTGCTCTGAATTCAGCGTAAAAACACTGAATTCAGCGTAAAAAACGAAACCCTCCACCGAAAAGATGAAGGGCACGCTCACCAAGCACCATGATAGCCGGAACGTGGAAGGTTTCAAACAATGTTCATCCAAACCGAACCATGCCAATACTGCGGCAACCAGCAGGTAGAGGCACCATGGACGCTCTGCCAGGACTGCCGACGCACCTACGCCAAAACACTCCACCAGCTACACCGCAACATGCAACTATTGCAGCGGGTCGCGCACCACGAGTACAAACTCACCGACCCCGGCAACGGAGGCAAACCCAAGGGCGGCGAAGCGCCCAGCCCTGTCAACATGCACGCCATCGACCTGTTGGATGAAGCCGAAAGCCTGCTGCAGGACGCATGGTATGACGCGGGATTCGTGTGGAGCGACAAATGGCAACGCCTAATCCCCCGCATGCAAACCCACCTCGCATGGCTATGTCGGGCACGCAACGCGGGGCGATTCCTACGCCAACTCATCCGCATGAGCCGGCGCATCGAACCCTACGTTGACCGCAGGCCGCGCACCCGCAGGATAATCGGCGTCTGCCCCGAATGCGGAC